GCGTTTGGCATACCCCGGTTGGCTGATAACCACGACCAACGGCGGCAACCCTACGCAAGAGTTCTACACCGAGCTTGTAAACCACGCGACGGTTATGTTCCGCGACACCGTGCCGAAGATCGAGCTTGACGAAATGGTGGAGGACCGCCCGAGCGAACACTATTACCATTTCAACCTACAAGACGATTGCCCGCATAAGACCGCCGAGCAAACCGAAAGGCTTGTCAACAGTTATCCCGTGGGCAGTTTTTATTACTACTCAAAAATACTCGGCTGTCGCGGTTTCTCGGAGGGCGCATTGTATGCGCCGTTGCTCGGCGATACGCAGCTCGTAAGTTTCGGCGATCTAAACCTTGACGCATTCGAGGAAATAGTGGCGACGGTAGACGTGGGCGCGAGCGTAAACGGCGACGATACAAGCAAGTCGCACACGATAGTCGCGCTCGGCGGCTATACAAGGCAATACCACCGCGTCGTGGCGATAGCGTCGAAAAAGATAGCGAGCATAGAACACCGCGACATTATCGACGAAGCCGAAGCGTGGCTATATCCGTATTGGCTCAAATTCTATGGCAAGTTCAAAGCAATACTTATAGATAAAGCGGACTATAAGCTCGTAAGCACTTGGCAAAACCATACGCGGTGGCGCGGCAAGATTAGCGTTGTCGGTTGCATAAAGACCGACAAATTTTTATGCCCCGACCTACCGGCAAGGGCGGCGGTCAAGTGCCAACTTATGATGACAAGCAAGCAATACCCGACAAGCCGCATCGTGTGGTGCGACGAGCAAATGCTCAAAGCGCACCGCCAAATATTACAAGACAAGGACGGCTCGGAGTTAGACCAAGCCGACGTTTGGCAAGACTACGCCGATTGCCTTTCGTACTTGATACTATGGCGCATACGGCAAATTCTCGCCGACAAACGCACACCGACCAAAATTCAATTTTATTAGGAGGGACTACCCACAATGGCAAAAAGAAAAGCGCAAGGCTACAAACTGACAGCCGAAGCGAACAAGCGGCTCAACAAGTATCTGACCGAGATACGGCGCGGCATAGAGAACGTGAGCGAGATGCACAAGCACGACAGCGCACCGTCTATGTCGCAAGCCGATTTTGAAATCACATACATAGACAAGATACTCGGGCAAGCAGTAACGGCGGTTTCGGCAAGTATGCGGAGCATAGCCGAAGCGTTAGCAAAGCAAAAGGAAAGCGCGTTGACCGCGCTGACACAAGGCAATATTATACCCGAAAAGGGAACGGAGGACATACAATGAAAACATTTACCAAAGGCAACCTTACAACGGTTGTGGACGACGACGACCGCCGCATACCGGCATATTTGGCGAGCGGTTGGAAAGAAACCGAAACCGCCGAAAAGCCGAAAGACGATGCGGACAAACGCACGGAAAAGGCAATCGACGACGCGAACGCGAGCGAGAGCAAAGGCAAGGGCGGCAAGAAAGGCAAGAACGCCGCGCCCGATAAAAAGGTCAACGACGCTATCGCCGCAGCCAAGACGGCAGAAGCCGAACTCGACACGGTGGACGACGGACTTATAAAGCACACCGAAGCGGAGGGCAAGAGCAATGGCTGAACAAGTATCGAGCGAAAGCCGCATCTGCATACAAGACCCGACCGGCAAAATCAAGACGGTCATATTCGAGGAAGACTACGAGAGCGCGGGATATAAGGCGAAAGGTTGGACGATCGTCAAAGACGATTGGACGAAAGACCGCATCGTTAAAAAGCCGATAGACTACGAAAAAGAAAAACGGTTGACCGCGCTCGGCAATTCGTAAACGAGAGGGCGACGCAATGGACGAAATCAAAAACCCGTACCAAATGGACTTGACGAAAGCGAACAAGACGAAGCTATACAATCAAGGGGCATTTTGGGCGTTCAATACGGCGAAATATCGTGCGCTTTTATCCAACGACCCGACGGTCATCAAGTATTGGTATCGGCACGAAGCCGCACAGTATTTGCCCGACGCATACAAGTTGTTCGAGATTAAGCGTTCGTTTTATTACGGCGACGAGTTCACGGAAAACGCCGAGGAATTTTTCGGCATAATACCGATGATTTGCGAGAGCATCGCAAAGCTCGTATGCGGCGGCGGTTACGATTTCGACGATTGTGTGCCGCCCGAGATAATCAAGCGTTTGCGCCCGATACTCGACGAAAACGAGTTTGACACCGCATTGCTCAAATCGAGCATCATTGAAACGCTCGGACTTGGCGACGGCGCGTGGCATATCCACTTCGACCCCGAAATATCGAGCCTACCGCTTATCGAGTTCGTACCCGCCGAGCGGCTTGTGATAAAGCGCAAGAGCAACCGCATTGTGGAATACACGATAAAGCGGCAAGTGATAATCAACAACGAGCCGGAGCCTTACGAACTGCACACCGTATACTCGCGCCGCAAAAAAGCCGAAAAGCAAAAAGGCGTAACGCGGTATACCGATGATGGAGTATTGCAACAGCACCGCATATTCGACGGTACAAAGTATATAAACGACGAGCGGCTGAAAAGCAAAATTTTCAAAGAGTATGGCGTCAAAGAAAACGTCATACTGCCGCTTGCCGATATACCGATAGTTTACTTGCCGAATACACTCAACAACACGCAAGGCGTGAGCGTATACGACAACGCACGTCCTTACGGCGTGGTGTTCGGCTTGGAAAGCGTTTCGGGCGCACTCGATGAAATTCTATCGAACTGCGTAGATACGGTGCGCAAGTCGTTTCCGTTCTTGCTTATAGACAGCCAAATGATACCGTCCGACATTTACGGCGACAAAGACACCGCCGCGTTCAGCACAAGGCGGCATTCGTTTATGTGTCCGCAAAACGCGAAAGAACCGGAAAAGTTGTTACAGCAAATACAGGCGCAGCTCAACACAACCGAGTTTGTGGAGTCCGCAAAGTTTCAAATCAATATCGCGCTCAACAAGGTTGGTATCAATGCCGCAACGCTCGGCTTACAGTTGAGCGGACACGTCGAAGCCGAAGCCACGCAAAACGCGAAAGAGCGCAACAGCATACGGACGCGCAATGCGGTTGCCGCAGACTACGAGCGATACCTTGAAAAGCTGTTTGCCGTGCTATTGCAATACGATGATTACATAAACGGAAGCACAACGGCGACAGACGCGGCGACCGGCGAAAGCGCGATAGTTGCGGAGGAATACCACGGCATCAAAGCGGCGTTCCGCAAGTATATCGTTGATACGCCGGAAGAAGTAAGCGAAGTTCTTGCGCGTAAAGTTTCGGCAAACCTTATGAGCATATTCGCGGCGGTGCGCGAACAGCACCCCGATTGGAGCGACGATGCGATTTACAAGGAAGCAAACCTTATCTACGCCGAAAAAATGGGCGGGGCAATACAAGTCATTGACCCGAGCAAACCGCCCGAGAAAAGCGTCGTGATAACCGAAGCCGAACAAACAGCCGATGACGAAGCTGTGGACGCGGAAAAAGGCTTGCAAGCCGCGAAAGATGCCGATGACGAGCAACAAGACGGTGCGAAATAAAAGCGCGTGTCGAGCAAAATGCGGGCGCAAAAAATAACCAACGGTATTTTGACCTTTGACAAAAAGGTTAGATATACAAAAAAATCAGCCACCCCGGCGTTAAAGGAGGACACAACACAATGGACGGACAAGTTCAGCAAACAACCAACCCCGAGGGGGAAATCAAGCAAGGCGAAGCAACCGCGACCACCGAGCCGCAAGCAACGCCCGAAACCACGGAAAACCCCGCCGTGGAAACCACGGACACGGCACAGCAAGGCAAGACGGACGAAACACCCGAGCCGCCGAAAGAGATGACCGCACAGCAATTCGAGCAATACAACGAAGCACTGCGCGGCATATCCAAAACGGCGAAGCGCGGGCTGCCCGACCGTTACAACGCTTTCGAGGACGCCGAGATAAAAGCCACCGTAAAAGCAACCGTTATGAAAGGCGAAACGCCGAACGTAAAAGAGCTTGCGGCAAGCGTAGTATCTCGGTTGACGCACAAAGACGAAACGCCCGCGCCGCCGCCGAGTACGGACAACACGGCAACGCAAGACACGGCAAGCGAGATGATCGCGTTAAAAGCCGAGAACGCGCTGCTTAAAGCCGGTATTTCTACCGAGCGCATCGAAGCGGCGAAAAAGCTATTTATTGCCGAGGGCGCGAACTTCGACAAGGTAGACGAATTCGTTGCGGCATACCCCGAATGGGGCGCGTCGAGCGGTCGCGTAGTGTTTGGAAAAGCACAACCGCTCGCGGATAAAACAGCACCGACACCCGACAATCCGCCCGTACTGAATGACTTTGAAAGAAAAGTCAGAGATGCACGGAAAAAGGCGGGGTTGGAATAAAAAAATAATCAAGGAGTATCAAAACTATGGCAATTACTTTGGGTGACGCATTCCAAAATTGGAATCCCGGCACGAACGCGCCCACGAACGGCGCAACGGTAGACGGCGGCGTTATCGCTATGCTCGAACCGAATTTGTTTCGCAACAAGGTTATGCTTCCCGGCGTAACCTACGCAACCGACGTAGAGAGCCTTATGGTAGACAACCGCTTCGCGGTGGCGTTTATCCGTAGGCTCGAAAAAATCAAGGTTACGCTCACCAAAGCGACCGACAAAGACGCATTCCGCGTCGTACCTACGCGCACGGACGGAGAGTTTATCGAAATCAAGTGCAACGACGTACTGAAAGTCGGCGAAATCGTGAGCGAGCCTATCGACAAGGCGCGTGTGAGCGGCAGAACTGCCGACCTCGTTGCGCTTGCGTCCGAGAGCTACGACGAAATCAAAGAGCTTCGCTATATGTCGTATCTCATCAACGGCGGCGGCTCGCCCGACGCGACCGACGTAGGCGCGCCCGCTTCGGCGAACACCACGCAAAGCACGAAAGACACGATCATCAACAACATCATCGACGATAGGGCAACGCTCCGAAAAGCCGGTGCCGACCCCGACACGCTGATTATAAGCGAGGACACCGACGCAGTGTTCTTGAAATATATCGGCAGCCGTAACTATTTCGTTGCGGCAAGCGCGACCGAAGCGGCTACGCTCGGACAAGTATTCGCCGGTACGCTTTTCAGCGGCAAGGTCAAGGTGTTCACGTCGAATTCGCTCGGACAAGACAATTCCGCACTTGTCGGAATATCGCAAACCGAGCCTACGGACGCGACCGAAAAAGCGGCGTGGAAAAAGGCAAAAGCCGAGTGGGATTGGACGAATATCGAGTATATTCTCTACGACCACAAGACGCTTTCGATCATCAACGTGGCGCGTTTCATCGGACTTGTGCCGTATGACGCTATCGAACACAACAGCACGCTCATATCCATTATGACCGTGTGCGGCGGGCGCATTCGCAACACGAAAAAGGTGCTTGCGAAAAAGTACGCTTCGGCGTAAGCCAAAAAGACGGAAACAACGGGAGCGGGCAAAACCGCTCCCATTGCTTTCGTTATTCCAAAAAACGGAGGTAACAAGATGAACAACAATATTGACCGCTATATGTCGCGGTTGAATGATCGCCTTATGGCGAGCGCACAGCAAGCGCTCAACGATATAGGCTATACGCTCGATGAAATGGAGCAAATCGCCGCCGAACACCCCGAACGCGACGATATACGCGCTTGCATCGACGAAATCAAAAACGGCAACAAAGCGAAAGCGAGCGAAGCGTGGGCGATAGCCAATCGGTGGAGCGAACACTTTGACGGTATAAGCGGCGACGACGATGCGACCGACGAGCCGAAAGACGAGCCGCCCGCAAGCGAAGCGGACGAATAAAAGCGGAGGTGCGGTGCGATGCCGAGTAGAATTATATCGGTCAGCTACGGACACGGCTCGCCGCACGGCAAGCTATACGATTACGAAACCGACAAGGAATATCGCACGGGCGATGTTGTAGTCGTACCCGTAGAACACGCCAAAAGCCACAAGCTATACAACACGCTCGCAGTCGTTCAGCTAACGACAGACGAGGACACGGCGAAATGGAAACAAAAAGCCGATAACCTAACAAGTCCGCAAAAAGACATACGACCGAAAAATGTAGGACAGCGGCTTGAAATTGCCAAGCGTCAAGGTTTGGACGTGGAAAGTCAGCGCGACGTAACCGTTCGCACATTGCCCGGATATAAAGGGCGCGAGAGTAACGAAAAGTGGTCGAGCGGCAGCCGTTTAATATCACGCGAGGAGTAAAGACCTATGTATACCAATATAGACAACAGCAATCTCATAATACCGTTTTACGATGAGATACCGAGCAATGCGCAATATCCGTGCGATACGGAGCGGCTACGTTACGACAAGAGCGACCACCGCTATTATTTGACCGATGCCGCGCTCGAATACTACGGCGTGTTGTGCGACGCGCAAGAAGCAAAGCGGTTGATACGCACGGCAACCGACCACGTTTACAGCTACATAGCAATAATGGCATTGACGAAATACAACCTTATGTGCTATCGACTTGCAAAAAGCCTTTTCGGGCGCGTGAAAACACCGAGAGAGGGGCGGCTCGAATTAGAGCGTATGCTCGTAAAGCAAGCCGAGTATATCAACGATTTCGGCGACGCGAAACGCGCACCGAAAATGATCGTGAACAGTGAGAGCGGACGCTTGCGCGATAACGACGTGGATATGTCGTCGGGATATTGGCTTCACGATGAGGTGCTTATTTGGCTTCGGACAAATTACCTTACCGACCCGAACGCGACCGGCGAATACCGTATGGACTTGTCGGCGTATTAGGAGGGACCAATGGCGCAAAATTTTGAATACCCGATGTTTTCGCCGCACGAGCCGGCGCGGTTGTATAAGCGGCTTACGAACGATATGCCGGTCGAGATAAAGAACGGCGACACGATAACCGTGCAAGATAACCGCTACGCTTGCGTAGGTAGTTTTCGGTGGATAGAGGAAACAGCGAAGCAAGACACGGACGAGCAACCGCTCGACGGTCTTATCGTGCCTAATTCGTATGTAACGATACGGACGAATTCGCTCAAAAAGTTTGACGACGGCGACGTTATAAAAATAACGGGCGATACGCCGCTTGCGGGGTTTTGGCTCATAATAGACGGTAAGACTACCGACTACATTTACACACCGAAGCAGATACAAACCTTTCAGCATTTGCCGATTTCGAGCGCGGGACTGTAACGATGCAAGAATACAACCGAAATATACACATACGCGACTTGTTTATGAACGCGCAGCTTGCGAATGTATTTCCGCAGTTCGACGCGGGCGAGAAATTGCAAAACATGTATTCGCAAGCCAAGACCGAGGAACGTGTGAAAAAATACCTTGTCGCGGCGTTAAACGGCAAAATTACGCCCGACGGCGATATTGCGGTAAATGGCAAACAAGCGGCAGTTTTGGCGCGTGTGCGTACCTTGCAAGCCATAATCGAGAGCTTTATAAACAATACTCCGAAAATCGTGCAAGCGTTACGCAAGAATACGCCGTTATACTTGCCGTATGCTACGCTGAAACAGCTCGAAACCACAAAAAGCACCGCCGCCAAGATAAAGGCGATGCGCGCGGTTATGGATAACTTTCAATACAACAGCGATATGAACGCGCTCAACAGCGTGAAGAACGAAAAGCCCGAGCAGTTCGCCAAGAACAAACGCGCGTGGGAACGAAAGGTCGGATATAGGAGGCTCAAAAGAGTATGAATAAAATACGCATAACAGCCGATGCGGTGCTTGCGATAGTTCGCGGCATATTCGAGGACGAGGACGTGGACGTTATAATTGACGATACGGACGCGCCCGAAACGTGGCAAGGCAAGAAAATATCCGAGATATTAAACGTCGAATATTTTACACTCAAACACCGCGCGAAGTCCACGCAAGACACAATCAAGGAAATACTTGCGGCAAAAGGACAAGTAAACGAGTTGGCGGCGCTGAACTGCGCTTTTTGCGGTTTGGCGGTGGATAATATCGAGCGGCTATTCTCGAAAGACGTTGACACGGTAGTTTTACAAGCGTCGCTCAGGTACTACATACAGACGAGCAAAATCAAACTGCTTGAATACCTTATCGAGGACAGCAACATTGCCGTGTGCGGTTTGCGTATACCCGTGCAATTCGGCAAGGAAACGCGCCGCGCCGTTGTGTTTTTCGACAGTCCGAACATAGGCGACATAATGACCGCCGCCCCGTTCGGCGAAGTGGCAAACGTAGACGTGGACGTTGCGGTTTTGCTTTATCCCGACGTGGCGAGTTACAGCGACTACACCGTAAATATCGGTTTTACCGATAACGGCGAATACAAGAGCGCGGACGTTCCGCTCACAAGTTTTTCGCTTGCAAGCGTGATGACGCAAAAAGCGATACCTAATATCGATAAACCCGAAAATGTAGGGCAAATAAACCTTTCACGCGCAACGTCGTTTGTTATGGTGTTCGACGGTTTCAATAACGAATTCGTCAACTACATAACCGACAAATCGTTTGCGCCGGGCGGCGTAGACAACAACCAACCGTTTACGGTCAAGGTAACGCGCGGCGAAAATACCTACACGCACGAGATGATCGTTAAAGACCACAAAATAACCGTGAACGCAGACACGGGCAACGAAACGCACACGGTTACATTTGTAAAGCGAGGCAAGAAAAATGGCGTTGCATAATTTGAAAATTATCGTATACGACGGCGGCAAGATGAAAGGCGGCTTGTTCGGCTCGGACGATAGCAAGGACGGCGGCGGCAAAAAGAAAAAGGATAAATCGCTTTTGTATAAAGTGCTGAACTACAACAGCACGATAAAAGACAAGATGAAGCAAGCCGTTTCGCCGACCACATTTTTTGCCATACAGTCGGGCGTTAATTTGGCGGTGCAAACGGGACGCGGAGCGATAAACTACTATGTGAGCGATATAGGCAGAGCAAATGGCGACAGCAACTACCAAGCAATCGTCAATCGCAACATAGAAAAAGTAACGGACGGTTTGAGTGTCGCGCAAGGCGCACTCGGCGGCGCGGCGGCGGGCGCGGCTGCCGGCGGTGTAGGTGCAGTTATAGGTGCGGTGTTTGGCGCAGCTTCGTCGGGCATAAGTTTGGCGTTTAAGTATGCCGAACGCGAAAGAGCATACCAACACGAAATGTTTGAGCAAAGCAATTCGCAAGCCTATCAGCTTGCAAGAGCCAACTATTCGGCATTGACCGGGAGATTACGCTAATGCAATATTTTTGGAAACTATATAAATGGGAAAACGGTATCGATCGTGTCGAGATGACCGAGTATTTGTCCGCCCCGGTTTTTTTGGAACTACGTTGCAACGAACAATTACCGACCGGCGAAATCATACTCGACAATATGCCTACAAGCGCATTCGAAAAACCATTCTCTCCGAAAACCAAGTTTACGCTCGAACGGTGGGTCGGAGATGATATGCAACGCTATTTTGATTTTGTAGTGGATCACGATGACGTGGAGCATTACGCCGGACTTTCCGACATTTGTTGTCATAGGATATACTTAATAGACCCGTCCGTTTATGCGCAAGGTCTTCATTGCGACAACTTTTCTTTGACATACGAGCAAAACGACAGCACACTAAACTATAAAACCGTTATATCATCTACGGATAAAACGGTTTTGACCGATGACAAAAGTACGCGAGGAAACGGCTTCGAGCGTCCAAATTGGAAATATGGAACGTCCGGCATAGGTCCGGGAACGGGCGACGGATATTATAATACAAGCGTTACGAGCAATACCACGACGAGATATACGAATAGCTTTGATTATAGGTGGACTGATTTATCCCCGCTTATCGTAAATAGAAATTTGAACGGTTTAATTGAGAACGAAATTTCTTTTACGATGCCGATAATTAAGTGCTATGCGAATAACGGAAGTGCCGTGCAAACATTCTTGTTCGATTGCCCGACGCGGTGTCGAGTAAAGCGCACAAAATTAAAGAACGGCGTAGCGATTTCGGGTACTACGGTAACAGTAGTAAACAAGTTATATAATCCGATCGACGTGCAAAATACGAATGATAGGTTTATGTATAATAAAAGCGGTAAGGCGGGTTTATGTGGAACGTGGACGGGAAAGTTCAACCAAGAAATACCGTCAACGGCAGATACGCACCGAGTGTTGAAAGTGTTTTCGGAGGGAGATATTACCAATCTCCCCGCTATGATAAATACCAACAATACGGGGGACGCCTCTCGCACCGTAACATTCAAAACAACACCGCTTACTACACAAGATTTTGCAAATAAGTTTAGTTACGAATATAAAATTGAGCTGACTATCGAGCCGTACGAATCGGGAGCAATCGTTTTACAATACACGGCGACCGCAAACACGGTATACAAAAAGCCTACCATTCCGATATTATTTAACGGTAGTGTCGATTATGATATTTCGTATAGCAACTACGTCACCGCATCGCCGAGTTCGTTTATTGCTTCAACAGTTTTCCTTTGTCGCAATATGTTGGAAGATGCTCCGAGTAACCCGTTTCTCATTAAGGGACGGAAATATAATTGCTATGACCTTTTTCGGAGAGCTATGTTGACGTGTGATACTCGCGTGTTCGACAACAAAGTTATGGGGCTTGACGAAATGCGCGACAGCAACAACCAAGAAATAGGCATACAATATCCAATCGTTGTCCATTCCGATTGGGCGCAAAGACTGAAAGAAGCAACTATGTTCGAAAGCGTATTTGAGAACAAAAATCTTTGGGAGGTGTTGCAACAGATAGGACATTACTTACACGCAATACCGTATTTAGAATTTGCGCGAAACGGGAAGTCGCAGTTTGCGTTAAAATTTAGGCAGCTCGGCGGCACGAAATACGGCAATAACAACAGTACGAAAATCACTATATTCAACAGCCAAAATTTAAGCAATTTCTTTACGCAATATGATGCGTATGTTACAAATATATTCAGTCCGCAAAACGAGGTTGACGAATGGCTCGTATGCAAAACGAGCGACAATAGCTATTTGGTTTCAAACAATACAGCGGAATTGCATACAAAATACGGAATAACCGAGCTTGTAGAGTTTGATATAACGTATAAAGGGCAAACCAAGTCTGCGCTTGAATTTGTGTTCGAAAAAACCGTATACGATGTTTTATCATCGCAAATTGATCTCGTTCCGGCAAAATGGTCGGCGTTGTATTTTACGCTTGGCGATAATAAGATTCGCGGCTTGAATTATGTGCCACCCACACCGAATAACGACGGATATATGGCGTTAAAGACGATCGTCGGGCGCGTTTTCAACAATAACGTAACTGATGCCGATTTGAAATTCAATAATTTGCGTTTTCACGTTAAATACAAGACGCAAGATACTTTGCGGCTTAACCAAATTCGCCCCGATATAGAGCAATTTATGAAAAGCAGCGAGTTCGAAAATTATCCGCATCACGAGCAGTTTTTTAATCAGCAAGACAAAATTATTGATAGCGAGAGATTTTCGGCTAATTTGTGGGGGCGGCTTGTTCGAGTGGCAAACGGGGTATATCAATGCCAAGAATATGCGGACATAGGGCAAGAAAAAGAGCCGGGCGATTTGATAACGATAGGCAACGAAAGCTACTATGTTACGGAATGCGAATGTGAGTATTATGCCGATGCCATATTTCAAAAAGTAACGTATTCAAAGAATTTCAACCAATTATCGAATATCGTTACGATACCGAGCGAGCCGCGCTTTTTCGAGATAAGCGAAAGGTCATTGATACGCCGCGAAATTCGTATGTTTGATTTCATAAAGCTATCATCGCAAGCAAATAGCACCGCGCCGAAATTGCGATTTGTAAATAACAGCAAGTGGCACGGTTTTATAAGAGATTTGTTATTCGCCGATAATGGCAACCCGCAAATGCCTAATTTTGCATATACAAACTACAAAGCGGATATAAAACGCAATCACTACAATTTGCCGAATAACGACACTTCGGTTATGTTTCCGAGTAGCGAGGCAAAAGTCGAGAACGGAATCGCGCAACCGAAACCAAGTACGCAAAGCCGCGCCGTTATAGTTCCTTTGTTGCATTTTCCGCTTCGAAACGCAATCGTGTTTGAGTGGGATATGGAAGACAATTTCAAAGCCGCCGATTGTATCGATAAAGATGTTTCGGGAAAAAACGATATAGTGGACGAAGCATATTACTCTTTGCAACCGGTTAGATATTGCGATGTTTACGGACGCGCCGACCTTTTCGATTTCAAACTATTCTATAAAAACGATTGGAGCGACGATCAAGTAAAAAGATTACCTTTTGCGGGTGGCGGCGATTTTGCGCCGACAGAACAGCAA